CAACAGTAATTCACCAAGAAAAGAGGTACACATTGATTGAGTATTTGCCATGATATTTCCTTTATGCTAAAGAAGCGGTTTCGCCACCAGCAAAGGTGGGCATTTTTTTCAAGGTTACATGTGCAGAACGATGAACAAGTTCACCCTCTAGCCAGTACTCCACCCATGTGGTAAATTCGTTGTCGTTGTCCACGGTTCCTTCTCGCTTCTCAAGCAAAGAATCGTCCATGTCGCCCAAAGTTGTGGTTACAAGTGCCATTACGTAATCCTTATGATTGCTGATGTATTAGTGACTGCTGGGAATTGTACGGTGAATGTGGCTGTAGAGGTCTTATCTGCGCCAAAATCTAGAACACAAACTGCACCGTTAGCCCCTGCTTTGTATATCAACGCACCCCGTGCAGTTATTGCGCCTGTCCATGATGTGTTTGAAAAGGAAATATACGACGTAGCTGCACCCGTCTGGCTACCAATCGTAGGGGCTTGCGCTATGGTCAAAAGGTTTCCACCTGCTACATAGTTGCCACCAGACGCTTCGCCCGTCGCTGTGTATGCAGTTGTAGTTGCATCCAACGTAGCTGAGTTGGTATACAAAGCTAGATAAAAACTACCAGACGTAAAGTTAAACGTGCCATTCATCAAGCCCGTTTTAAACGTATTGCAGGTAAAGTTTCCTGTGAAAGCCATCAAGTCACCGCCTGTCTATATTGACCAGAACGATACGCATCCTGACGCTCCATGCCATCTCCAAGGCGTTTAGCCAGAGCTAATGCTTCCTTGTACTTAGTGTCGTACAAAGCAATCAAATCGGGTTCACCCTTCATGTACGTATACGCCTCTACCAGCGAACCATACAAGAGAACCGTATCAAAGTTATCACCCAACCATGTAGTGCCGGTTGGGTTATTCGTTGTGTCTGTTATTGAATACGGATAGTAGTAATAATGCAGTTCTACGTAATACAAAGCATCTGGGGTTGGCCCAAGAATAAGAGACAACTCATTTGTAATTGCTGAACTGACAATAGTTGGACCAAACAAAGCGTAGTACTTAGGCTCACCCGTACTGTTCGGCGCTGGATACGCTTCACGGATAAAGTTAACATCTTTATTTAACAAATACGTAAACGTGCCTGTATCTAAGTTAGCGCTTGTTACACCTGTCACCAAAGCCAAAGAATAGACAGATAAGAAATCACTAGGAAGAGAAACGTATTTGTTGTTGGCTGTGATGGCTGAATATTGGTTCTTGCGAATAGATGGAAACTGTACCGTGTTGTAAATGCGTTGTTCAGCCTGTGTAATCAGACGGTTAATCTGAGTCGTTGAAGTTACAACTGTGCTATCCGCCAACGTAGTGGTGGGAAAGTTGTTCTCCGTATAGGTCTGAATTGCAGTTACTAACTCGGAATAGTTCATCCCATTGGTCCTCTCGCCATCACGCCTTTAGTAGCGCAACCAGTACCACGGATTTTGATGCCGTCGGTTTTAACAGGTTCATTGCCAGCAGACTTGCTGATGTTACCAACGCTTACGTCGTAAGAATCTAATTTACCAGAGTTAGTTTCTTTTCCGGGATTATCAGAAATAGTAAACTTCTTTCCGGTCATGTGATGTGGTTGAGCATAGACGCTAGCAGAACCAACTTCTTTACCCATTACTTTTTTGCTAAATGTAGCCATTACTTGCTCCCTTGATTTTTAGCGCGGGAAAGGTTACGTCCTAATTTCATACGATCTTCAGATGTAGGGCCACCTTTAGCAAACTTGGTTGGTTTCATGCCTTGGTGCATTTTTTTCTCATGCTTATTGATCATTGAGCCGATCATTTTCTTGTCTTGCTTTAAGTCTTCTTTATCCATTTTTAACTCCTAAGTTACGCTAACCGTTACTGTACCCAATTCCACCTCTAAAGCCAAGTAATTTGGCGTTAAAACTGCATCAAAAAACGATGATCCGCCTACTGGGTTCCAGCCCCATTGAAAGATTCGGCTACCACCTCCGTTATACCCATCTGCCAAATTACCAGAAACTTGGTAGCTTGTGTCCGGTCTAGGCTCACGCACTGCTTGTGGATCATTTACGGGGTACAAACCAAGAGACAACTGCGGTTGATCTGGATCCCAGCAAGACTGACAGACCTTGATCTGAAACAGCTTAGTCTTGATGACTTCCTTCTTCAGTTGGCTGAGTTTGTACCTCTGCCCACATCGGTCACATTCCGCAATCGAATACTTGCCTGAAGCAAACTTACTTGGCATGACTCACCTTAGTAGAACAACTGCCTTGGAACAAACCGATCCGATGCTTTCTCTCTATCTTCTTGTGAAGCCAACAGCCATTGCTGTTCGTATTCAGTCTTTAAAAATACAATTCGTTCAGGACTAGCATCTATTCGTTTAGAAGCAATATAAAACGCCAACCCGGCAACCATGCATGGGATAAATCGAAACGGAATGTCTTCTACGTTCACACCATTACCAGCGTCTTGCATACGCCGTAAGCGCCAGTAAATAAAAGTGTAATCCCCACCAGCGTTAGGCGCAGGCCACACGTTGATACAGGGTAAGTTCTGAACATAGATAGCCGCGCCAGCCGTATGTGCTGCTGCGGTTGTGTAATTCTGGGCACGGGTACAGTTAATCAAACTAGTACCGTCAATGTTTGTATATCCAATCGTCTCTGAGTCAATCTTTATAAATCCCGTAGTGGTTAACCCTGATACGCTACTTAGAACAATAGTCGTGCTAGTGCTTGTAATTGTTGTCGATAAAGTGATGGATGTGGAGTTTGTCTGCGCTGATTGGCGGTTAACCCATACTTGGATAGGACGCCCAGTGGTAAGTTTATTTGGGATAGTAGAGTAGGTGGACTCAGAAATACGGCTAATGTTGATATCACTCTGGGTACTAGCTGTGCCGTTATTTTGGCGAATCACATGGTCTAGCAAGTCAATCGTATCGTCTGGTATCGGGTAGACAGACTGCCCAGTCACCATAGCAATAGCGCCCTCTTGGATTGTCCAAAGGTTAATGCCACGATTAGCCCACTCAATCGTCAACAGGTTTAGCGAACGACGTGCGGTACGAAACTCATAACCAGTACGAACCTCTATACCGGCCCGCTCATACGCTTCCTCAATCAGATCATTGAGGTCTAAATTAAAAGAAGCGGTACCGGTCGTGTAAGCCATTATCTAAATCCTGCTGTTTTCTTAGCTATGCCTTTAGGCTGGGCTACGAATTGCTTCCCGGCTTTTTTGCCAGCACGCTTTGCACGTGTTGTAGCAGCGTACTCAGCAGGGCTGAGACTTTTGATAGCAGCTTCTGGGAGGTAGCGCTCACCTGTTTTACTAGACGGTTTTCCACTTTTGGTTCTCCATTTTTGGTCGCCCCAGTTTTTTAAGGACTGTTGTGGCGCTTTCAATCTCTGTAACCCCCACCTGCCGCCTTGTACTTTTTGGCTACAAGCTGAGCCTTACGCGCTGACCATTGACCTGCGCCCGTGCCTTGAGTAGCTGCGGCTTTTACCTGAGACACAATCCTCTTGCGAAGACTTGGCTTAGTGTAATTACCAGCAGCATTTACTTTGCCGCCTTCTTTGTATACCTCTACGTCATTTGGATTGTCCTTGCGAACAACCTTCTTGGCTTTAGGCATCTTAGAAGCACGGACATCGCCCATACCACGGCTTGACATCATTTAGCACATCCTTCCACGGGTTTTACCCTTGGTAGCAATACCATCGGCACGGCTAGAAGCAGAAGAAACTTTACCGCCAGAAGCCATCTTCTTTTCTTTGTTGTATCTTGGCACTGTGGATTTGTAGTTTTCTATGGCTTTTGAGAACAAACTACCAATACCTGAACCTACGCTTTTAACAGCGTCCATTGCCTTCTCGCGCCTTGCGGAACTTTCAGCATCACGATCTGCGGTGCTCTTCTTAGTCTGGATATTGCCAGAAAAATCCCTATAGGTTTCTTTTTTAGCTGACGCTGGAACAGACTCAGCTTTAGCTGGTGCGGACGCTTTTCTGATGGACTCACCTTCTTCACGGCTTAGTTTGCGTACAGATGATGGCTCTGACGCTTTGCTAATAGAAGCTTCACCTTCTTCACGGCTTACTCTACGCAAAGATGATGTCTCTGGCGCAGGTTTAGGAATAGGTTTAGCAGCAGCCTTTGTAGTCTCGCTAGATGACTGGGGGATGTAATCTCCATAATCAGCACTAGGTGTTCTTGCTCTCTCTTCTTGAGCCTCGTCATAGGCTTCTTTCATACCAGCGTTGCTATCGCCACCTTCAACAAATCGTTTAGTACGTGCCATGATTAGCTCCTTAGCAGGCTTTGCCGCCCTTGGTCATCTTAATCATCTTGCCTTTGGTTTTACCCTTGGACTCAATGCCACCACCTTTAGCTGCAAAAATAGGCACTTTTTTGCCGTCTTTCATTTTCATAGGCATACCGCCTTTTTTCATGCCCATACCACCCATACCACCCATACCGCTCATAGCTGTATCAGCCATAGGAGTAGGCTTTTTCATACCATCTTTAGCGGTACTCATGCCGGGTTTCATCATTGGTTTACCCATTTTTGTAGCCATCTCACCACCTCTTTTAAAAGTTTTGCCTTTATCGGCGTTGTTGAACTCTTTGCCCACGGACTGTGGAACTCCGACTTTCTTGGCAAATGATGGGTTGTTAGCCACCGCAGCCATGAAATTGTGTTGTTTCTTACTCGTGCTTGGCATACTTAGCCACCAAGTTTTTAACTGTTTCGGTTTCCCAAATACGCAAAATTAACCACACAATGGTCAATATTCCACCAATGAGTCCTACGAGTGGAGTTACCCAGCCCATGAAACCACCAAGCCCAACAACCACAGCCGCGCCGTCAGTCATTGTTTTTACGTCGTTGTTCATATAAATCCTTTAACATTTCCAAGCCCGTAGGCTTTTGTTAATCCTAGAGTTAGGATCTTTTGCTGTCTTGGGTGAAGTTAACTTCTTTTTCATCCCTTCCATGCGGGCACAAAAAGAATCTTTACGACTGCCACCCTCTGGCTGCGGAGCCTTTAGTCCGGGTTTACCCGGATTGGCTTTGTTGTAGGAAGCCCTGCCCTTGGCGTTCAAGCCACCTTTCTCGGACTTGCCTTCTTTGCGTTGCCATGCTGGTGATTTAGCCATTTACAACTTTCAAACGTGACTCTCGAATATTCTCGAGCAATGGTATAACAACATTCTCTCGGAAGTTATTAGTGAACGATTCGCTACCAATATGTGGGAGGCTGATGTCTACGTCGATATGGACTGTAAAGCCCATGTCTGTTGCTCTGTCGCAAAACAAATAGTCCTCGCCAACATACTGGTCATCTCTAATATCAAAGTCAAACAACGAATACATTCTCTCGCCTGTAGCCTTGTTCTTGTATGACCACTCAGGATGTGCTTCACCCATCTTCTCGATGACGTGACGTTGAATTAACATGAAGCCAGTTCCAATACGTTTGACACGCATCATTGAGCCATCAAACTCTAAATCGCCATTCCTGTCAAAGTACAGGTCTGTAAAGAATCTTTTGTCAGTAGCTCTACGTGGGTACGTACCTGCAGTGATATCTCTACCACTGCTTTGAGCCATTAGACGGAGGATGTCGCCGGGGGTTACCACGACATCGGAATCAATAAACAACAGTTCAGTGCAATCTGTTTTCAAGAACTCTGCTACTAGCGAGTTACGAGCCATCGTGATGATGGAACAGTTCGAGATATCAGACAACGTGACAGCAATGCCAAGTCGCATAGCTTCTGGCATTAACTGCGCAATAGCATATGCGGTCTTGACGTTTAGGCGTCCGTCATGGCAGGGTATGCCGATAAACAGCTTACGCCCTGTCAGAACTGCTTGTTTAGACTCAGCCATAGTAGATATTACAAGCTACTACGTTAGACATATACGCATAGATTCCGTTTACAGCTAGTACGCCGTCTTCTGGAATAAACGGAGCATTGTTAAAACTATCACTAGCCGCCACATCATAAGTCATCAACCAACGGCTTGAATACACCATTGTTGGGGAAGCAGTAATAGTTCCAGAGTTAATGTCTGTAACTGTAAACGTGCTTGAGTTAGTGACTGTTACTACGTAATTTCCGTTAGTGGCTGTACCACCCGTTCCTGCGGCAAAGTCAATACCAATAACATCGCCAGTTGCAAGTCCATGCGCCGATTGAGTAACTGTTACGGTTGCTCCAGAACGACCATAGGTAGCGGTAGTCACAGGTGCCGTAGTAGTATCAAATAGCGCAACAAACCCAGCAGTAGCCGAACCAGTAAAAGAAATACCTCTTACACGATTACGCCCAAGAACCATAAAACCACTACCATTTAGGTGTGCTTGTTTTACATTAGTCTGATTCATAATTAATCTCCTTGTTCAAAAATAGGGGCCGAAGCCCCTGAGATTAATTACTGTTGTGAGGATGATGGTGATTGTGCGCCAGTAGAGTCTGCCACTGCATACACAATCGTGTACTGCACAGTACCAACAGTCACGTTAGCAACTGTGGGACGAACAGTAGCAATAATTGTTACGTCTGTAGCTCCAACGCCAGCACCGTTAGGAGAGGCGGTAGAAGCGGCACCAGCCCAGTTACCTAATTTGGCGGCGGCACCAGTATTAGCCAAACGGCCTTGTGTGGTAATGTCTGTTGAAGCCCAGTACAAAGCTGTAGAGCCTGTAATACCAAGACTCATGTTCGCGGCTGTAGAACCTGTAAAGGCTACTAACGTATCAATGAAGATACTAACAATTTGCGAACCTGCGGGGATGGTGAATAAAGTAGTTGTAGTGTCAGCGGTGTAAATAGCGCCATCGTAGACCACTTTCTCAGTTTGAGAAACAAGGGTAGTCCCCGTGTTTTGGATGGTGCCGGCAGTAGTGCCAGTAGTGTTTTTAACAGTGCCCAATAACCAAGGGCCTAAGTGAGTTGCGAATCCCATGAGGATCTCCTATACATGCGTTGTGGCGTATCAATCTGCATGAAGTCAGCCGAGCCTGTTTGATACACCGATGGATCTCGGTTGGTGCAATATACACCAAAAGAAAAGGGAGCACAAGGCTCCCTTCTCAGTTTTTCCTATTAGGAGCCGGGCGAACCGAACATACCTAAAGGATCAGACCAGCCGAAACTGTAACGCTCGCGGGACTTGTAACGGACGTTACCGGTGTCGAAGTCGCCGTCCATGCCGTTACTCAAAGGAGTACGCACGAAGTGCTTCATACCGTTAGGCACGTCAGTAGTCAAGTACCAGCCGTTAGTGTCAGTCAAGAAGTGGTTCTGGGTATATCCTTCTGGGATAGAACCATTGTTCTTCAAGGCGTTGATATCGTTATCGGTTGTGCCGACACGCAAGCTAGTCTCTAAGAGACGAGTTGCAACGAACTGCAATGCTGGAGGAACAATCAGCTTCTTAGGCTTAGCTGCGATCAACAGACCACGCTCATCAGTCCAAGCTGCGATCTGAATAACTGCGTTTTCCAACGAAGTCTCATTCAAGTCAGCATTGGTAGATGGACGGTTGCTGTTAGTGCCACCAGAGATCAGGGGGTGAGCAGTGCTGAACAAAACAACGCCGTCGCCACCGTTATAACCGGAGGTAAAACCATTGTTGATAACAGCAGCAGCTTTAACCTGCTTGGTGTATGCCATAGCACGAGCCAAACCTTTGGTATAGCGAGCAGACAAAGAATCGTAGAGGTTGTCTTCGATTGCTTCTTCAGTCAAGCTAAAGCCCAAGGCGATAGTTTCGTGGTTGTAGCGAGCAGTCCATGCTTCTTGTGCATTGTCATAAGCGATGGCAGAACCCTCGTTTTTGACAGGAGCAGCAGAGAAACCAGACAGTTTGGTCTCTTCTTCAAAGCTACGCTCTGAAGTCTCTGTTTCATAAATCTCTTTATGCTCTTCGCCGTAGCGTGCATACTCAAGACCAAACAAAGCGTTAAGACCGGGAAGGAGTTCCTTCAGTAGTTGTGCGCGTGAAATTGCCATGATTAATTACTCCTTAGATACCGGTAGTACTGTTGTACTGTGCGGTGTTAAATTTAACAAGGAACTCGTAATAAGTCGAGGCAGCTACGGTGGCGGGACCAGTCGCAGTATCTGGCACAACATCAACTACGCGAACAGGCAACGTATTAGTAGTGTTGGCGGAAGAACCGTCAATACCATAGAACGAGTCACCGGTAGTAGTAGAACCAGCGTTAAGAACGATAGCTACGTTAGCGCCAACAATCGCACGGCTATAAGCTGTGGGAACGGTAGAACTAGCAACAGTAGCAACAACCTTGAACACGGCGCTTGGATCATCCACAACATAAGCAAAAGCCAATGCTGTAGAAGTTGAGGTAGCAGCTGGGTAGTATTGACCTTGAACAGTTTGACCATTCGAGTTCACATACTGGCAACCAACTAACACACCAACGATGTTTCCTGAACTAGTAACAGTAGAAGCTACGATGTAGCCGTTTGTGTCCACTTGAACAGTATCGCCGTTGAGGATTGCGGTAGCGTAAGCAGCCGCGATGGGGATTTGACGGATCGCTCCGGCGTATGGTAGACCATCTAATCGGTTTAGAGGTTTAAAGCCATACGTCTTGTCGACGGTGGGATAAGCCATTTAAGACTCCTATAAAGTTTTAAGTACCTTTACCAAAGCTAGTCGAAGATTTACTCTCTTTAAAGATAGGCATCCTCGCGTCGCTTTGACGCATCAAGCTGTTATCAACGGCTTCTGTCTGTGACTGAGTCAACTTAGCGAAGTGAGCATCACGTTGCTGCATAAACTCTTGTGGACATTTGCACAATAACAACCCGCCAATCTCAATCTGACCACTAAAGCGGCTATTGGGATCGACTAGCAGTCTAAACTTCGGTTGCTCCTCTGAAGTAACGGGTTCCCAACCTTCACGGTATTTACCCGTAATGTTACGTTGGTCGTAATCGTTCAAAGTAGAAACACGAATCCATCTGTACGCATAGCCCGGTTCCTTGTCAGGTTCCGGCAGTAGATCTGCTTGTTGCCACTGCTTAGGGCGCTCCTGCACTGCTCTACTAGTCATCTCGCGTTGTAATCTGTTTTCTGTAGCCATTTAAGCCTCCAATTTTGTCGCTTCACGAGCATATTGCTCGTTGGTTAGCCCGAGTTTTTTAGCCAAGGCAGCTTGCGTTTTTGATAGCACTACTTGTTTGGAAGAAGTACTACGCTTCGCAGATGCGACCACCGTGCTTGGTTTTGTACGTTGAGGTTTTTCCTCATCGTTTTTAGATGCTGACGCAAATTCTTCTGGGAATCTACGCACAACTTCTTTGTCGATACTTTTGAAATATTCATCAGTACCAATGTATGCTTTACCGTACCTTACCGCTAACTCTTCATGGACACCTTCAGCTAGCTTACGCATCGCTAATTTATTAGGATCAACAAACCAAGGGTTTCTGGACACCCAGCTTGCGACCTTTGGGTCCATTTGCTGCGTTTGCGGCGGTTGTGAGGTAGTTTGTACCTCATTTTCTTGGATTTGTACAGCAGGTTTGTAATTTTTTGCTTTATCAAGCTTCATTTCAGCCCGCATAAGCTCTTTTTGAGCTTCTAAAAGCTTATCAGAGTCCCCAGAGTCATATGCTTCTTTATAGTTGCGTTCTGCTTTATCTATTTCTAGCTCAGCGGATGTCTGGTAATTAGAAATTAATTCTTTTTCACCACTATGCAACATGGATTTAAGTCTTCGGTTCTCATCTAAGATCCGTTGAGTAGCTTCTAAAGCCTCTTGTTGTTCACGTAATACAGCCTCTTTTGCTCTACGTTCGTCGTGCCAAGCCTTCTTGTACTGAGTAAACTTAGTCTTTACGTTTTTAGAATATTCTTGAGACTCATCAGCTGTTTCAAGTTCCTGTGTAATCTCTTCGGGAAGAGGTTCAGCAAACCTGTCTTCTTGAGGGGTGTCGTCAACAATTTTAATTTCTATGTCTTCATCACCTTCTACCGTAATTTCCAGTTTTTCTTCGGATTTATCCTCATCTGGAAACTTAAAATCATCATCAAATTTAGGCATGTGCGTTCCTTATTTACGTTTAATACCGCGTGGATCTTCTACAACACCTTCGACGTTGTCGTCGTAAATGATGCGGAATTCGCGGTCGTGGATCAGTAGGCGTGTACCAGCATTTGGACGAACCAAAATAAAGTCACCTTTTTTGCACCAAGCTCCGTTAGGAAACTTAGTTTTATCTATGTAGCAGTCTGGTCCCATATCCACAACAAATAAAACTGTTGTTAACAGTTCTTCAATGCGTCTAGTTTCATCAGACTTCACCAAACCGATTTCGCTACTTTCAAACTCTTCTTCTGCCTCTGGAATAGCGCACAGAATGCGATACCCAGCGGGTTTAGGGAGTTGCTTGGCTTTCTCTTCTGCGTTCTTGTTCAGTACCTGCGTCAGGTCCACTGCTTTTAAAAGATCAATATTAGTCGTCATGGGACTCCATGTTTTTTGTCAGGTCTGAGAGAAATCTCCGAGCAGTGAGTAGACCTGTAATAACCCCACACATATAGCGATACTCTTCGAAGGTCTTAGCGCTACTGGCACCGAGATCTTCTTCAAGTCGTTTTATGTCCTCGTCAATCTGTGTAGCGACGCGTTCCGCTACTTTAAGTACTTCGTACATTAGTCACCTTTCTTTGTAGGCTTCTGGGCCTGTGCCTGTGCTTGCCGAGCTTCTCCATGTATTTTGGCGGCAAGTTTTGCTCCTTCAGTTTCTTGTTGTGCTTCAATACGATCGCGTTCAACTTGTAGTTGAGCTGCTTTGAGAGCCGCATCAGCTTGGTCTTTAGCAGTCTTACGCTGCAAGTCTTGTCCTTTGATTTGAAGCTCTTGTTGTTGCAACTGGATGAGCGGATCTTGAGATTGTTGTTGAGCTTTTTGCTGTTGAGCTTCTTGTTGATGTTGTTGTAATAACTGTTGAGAAGCTTGCGCCGCCATTTGAGATATGCGAACTTCCATATCAGGAGCCATTTCAACTTCATCTTGTTCCTCGTTATACGGAGGAAGAGTTTGACCCATTGCTTGCTCAACTTGTTTGCGATACTCCATACCTAGATGCTCATGTATATGAGCCATCATTGTTGCTTGTAGTGTCTGAGCCATTTGTGGATTCATACCAACAATTGCTTGCACTTTTGGATCTTGCATAGCAGACATGTGTACTGCGATATGAGCTTGATGATCCTGATACAGAAACGCTTTAGCGGGTTTGCTACGTAAAATGTTCATGTTCTCTGTGACTGGGTCACGAGGTTTCATATCTTCTGCTATTGGTACAAGTTTTTGATAATTCTTAATACCAATCACTTCCAACATCTGACGATGTAATTGGGGAAGGTCATACAACTGTGGTGCGGTACTCGCTAGCTGTAGAGCTGCCTGATACTGAACAACCTTCTGAGCCATAGTAGCTGCATTGGGGTCAGATACAGGGATCACGTTAACTGCTGCGTAGTCAGACTTCTTAGCTGTACGTGAACCTTCTATTGGCTCGTAGTCATAGTCTTCTGGAGCGTTGTCTGCAATGATTTCTTTTAACAACGCAAACTCTTGACGCATCGCGTAATGCACGCGCGCCTGAATAGCGCTCATTGATTTCAATGTACGCTCAAGGATAGCCAGAGTAGTACCAACTGGAGAGTTAGCAGACATGTCTGACGCTTGCAAGTCAGCAGTGCCAGCGAAACGACGACCATCATCTATGATTTGATTTAATAACGCCAACAGAACCTGTGATGGTTCCTTGTATGGCAAGGTCATGATGTTGTCTTTGATAGTTCCACTTGGGACATCCATGTCCCTGAACTCTCCCGGTGCTATTGGTGTATCGTCACCTTTAGATCTAAGCCCGCGAGTTTTAAAGCCGCCCGGCAGATTAGAAAGGGTACCAGCATCAACAAGCTGGCGAAGAATAGAAGTGCCAGACTTGGCAAAAGCACCAATAAGATGAATGAGACCGAAAGCATAAAATCCAAAACCCGGTATGTAGGGGTAATGAACGAAGTGCGCACGTTTCTGGTATGTCTCATCATCGGGTTTCCAGTTTCTACGAATAGCTAAGATTTCTCCAGATGACTTCTCGATCGTCACTACATAAGGTAGTGCAATGCCTGTCTGCTCACCTTTTTCTGTCTCATGCTCAAAGCCTTCAAGATCAAGCTCTACATGCATTTCCAACAGTTTGAAGCGATCATCTTGAGTAGCTCTAAAACCTAACTTCTCAGCAATCTTCTTCTCTACTTCATCCATTGTTCCTGTGGGGTCACCAAGATCAACTTCACGGTAGAAACCGTCATACTGCAACTTCCTAACTTCATTAGGAGTCTTGCGCATCACATGAGTAACACGCTCCGCTGCTTCTAAACTAGATGCACCATATGGCACAACTACATCTTCCGCAGGACAGAACATCGAGACTTGCCGTTGCAAGCTAGAGTCTTCATAGACTTTCTTAAACGCGTTACCTGAAAGACCCAAACCCCATAACATGCGCTCATGCTCGGGACGGTACTCTTTCATAACTTCAGTCAACTGATAGTTCATGTCATTCTGAACTCGTTCAGCCGACGCTTTTGTCTCAGGTGTTTCTTTACCAATTACCTGTGTCTTG